ATGCTCGAAAAGACGCACGGAGTTCCGGCCAGAACGGACGCAGCGCCCCTCAATGATCGCAAACCAATTGCACGTGGCCCCATGAAAGACAGAGACGTGCGCGACGCGCTTTGGGCAAGGCTTGCCGCTGAGTACCAGGGCGACACCGAGACGCTGCTCTTACATGAGTTGGGGCTTCGCGGTGGCGTTAGCAGGATAGACTTGGCGGTAGTTAACGGATCGATCCACGGCTTTGAGATTAAGAGCGAGTGCGACACGCTAGAGCGCCTACCGTTTCAAGTCGCCGTATATAGTCAGGTCTTCAACCTTGTCACGATTGTCGTCGCCGGGCGACACTGGACGAAGGCGCTGTCTATTATTCCTGAATGGTGGGGAGTGATGGTCGCAACGCCCGAGGGCGCAACGGTATCGTTTGAACAGAAGCGTCTGCCAAGACAGAACCCTCAGCGAGACCACGGGGCGCTCTTGGAATTGCTTTGGCGCGAAGAATGTCTGGCGATGCTTCAAAGTGTTTCTGCGAGCGACGGCGTAAGAGGCGCTACCAAGCCGATGCTGCGCGACAAGATTGTCGCGCTATTCAGTTGTGACCAAATCGATGATCATGTGCTGAGGAGTCTGAAGGCGCGGGAGCGATGGAGAGACCTTGGCTCTCCAGGCACCCCGTCAGTTGGGCCGTTTAGAAAAGGCCGAGGCGCTACGGGGCGATAGCGGCGACCGCATTTGCCACGAACGTCATGTGTTGATTTGCTCCAACAAAACGCCATGTCGTCGGGTTCCCCGTTCCGCCGCGCCCTGCTGCGCAATCGGAGATGAAGTTATCGCCCGCGCAGTAACCGGCCCCGTGATAGCGAGCGTCACTGATGCAGGCACGACTGAGCGTCCGGTATTGGTTGAACCCGCCGGCGCCCGGAGTGTGAAGTCCCCGGCCTCGAAAAACCAGCCACTCTCCCGCAGTTGTATAACGGATTCCGGCAGACGTTCTGGGGAAAGGCGGAAGCTCGGTTGGGATTGGGTGCTGGATCGTGTAGTCCCCGAATGCAGGCTTCCTATTCAGGCCCTGCCTCTGAAGGACTTGCTGCCAAAGGTTCCACTCACGTTGTTCTATCGGAGTTATTCCCTGTGCGAACCCCGTCAAATTCTCGGGAAAGCTGCCACCCAGAACTGTCATGCTGCGCCATGCGCCGACGGCCGCGATGTCGTTGAGTGCGCGCGGTAAGAACGCCACGGAAAGTGCCACCGAGTTCTGCGCGAGGAAGCCTAGGTCCACGACGATGTCAAGGTCAGCGGGACTCAATCCCAGCGTCTGCATCAGGGCCCGCACAATCTGAACGTCGCCAATGTCCTCGGGTCCTAGGCGAAGAGCGACCCCGTGCCCGTGCGCCCCGTGCACAGCAATGCATGCGGCGTTATAGTCCGGATCTCGGTCCGGCGAAGTAACTGGAATCAGGTTGGTTTTCTTGCTTGCCGTCTCGTTGCAGACCCAGAGAAGGGGGTGTTCTCCCGAGGCCATGCGCGCCGTGGGGTCGATCTGTCCGGCGTCAATCATGCACGCTGTGCCCATGGCTGCGTCGGATATTCTCTTCGGCAGAGTTGCCAGTGGCACGTTTGCTGTCTGCTGAGCGTCATTGGCATCGTAGTCATCCGGCAGTGGTTGCACTTCAAATAACGGCGTGATTGACGCCCTGATTGTCGGCGACAACTCCCGTAACGCCTGGAACTCACCCTGCTTGCAACGGAGCGACGGTACGTAGTGACGATGATCGAACGCTGGCACGTTATTTCCACCTCTTGGGGCCGCCCCAAGTACGAGCGTGGGCGCTAAGCCATAGCAGCTCCCCGCAGACGGCCCATGGCCTGAGGGATCGTAGACGAACGCCGAACCCGACGCCCGGAGTCGGCCGGTATGTGGCCTACCTTTATGGACCAATCTCGCGATTTCCCCGGACCTCGTTGCATTTTCCCGTGAGTTAGGACCGCATATGGTACGTGACGGAATGGTCGGTCGCATCGACCGAATACGTGCCGAAATACGATTCGGTCATATAGATGGGCGCGGCGTCCTCCGCGGCGGTTGCTCGCCGCGAATTTCGGCCGGTCGGCGCCGATGATCTGCGACGAGAACTGTGCGGACGTCGAGCGCGGAACGCGCTCCGTCTCGGTTGAAGTCGCACGGCGGATCGCCGCAGCGCTCGATGCGAAGTTGCAGTCGATCCTCGACGCCATCGAACGTGGAAGATAGAGCTCGGCCTAGGGCAATCCGTTCGCCATTCTGCGGCCCTCCGACACAAATCGCCCGTGCGCTTAGGCAGAGCAATTTGAATCGGTCGCCGAAAGTAGGATAGCCACCAGAGGTTCGGGTGCAAAACGGGTGCAGTCCGAGGCATCCAACTACAACCTTCGGCGACCCACGGTATCCTCGAAACCCGTATTTTTCTTCGTCAGTGACCTCTAGCCACCGCGCCAAACCGCTTCAGGGCTGATTCGATTCCCGTTGGCGCTACCATGAAAACCCTGATTTCACCGGGGTTTTTCTTTGCCGAAGGTACGGCGAGTGCAAAACGGGTGCAATCTTTTATTTTTGGGGTCGGACGCCAGGCGGCGCCTTGAAAGTGGCACCGCGGCCGGGCAGCCGTTGAACCGCTCGTGAACGAAGTAAATAACGGGCGGTGCCGCAGCCCAGTTCTGCGAGGTTTGTCAGTGATCTATTGGTTCCAATGCCGGGAGGGTCACACTGAGCCGTTGGGCGACCGTGGATGCCCCGGCGAGATCCCGAAAACAACCCAGTGCGCCGCGATCCTTGGTTCCAGACGGGCATGCCGCGCGCCAGTTGCGCTTTCGGACCGCCCGAGCCTGCTATCGTACGATCGCTTCTTAGATGTCGTTCGCTCTCAATTGAGGGCCGACTACGCTGGCGAGGTTCTGAGTGAGGTAGTCGAATCTGTTATTCATTATGACGACCGACTCACTGCGGCTGTCAGCATCGAATCATGGGACACGCGCATGGTCCAGATGTGGCACGCTCCTTTTCCTCTTACCGAGGACGGCGCGACTCGTGCCGCCGCGGTTATTCGCAATCATGTCGCGGTGAAACCGGAGCAAGCGCAATAATTTGTCGCCGAACGGCCTACGACATGTGGCGCTTCTGCAACCCTGAGGCTATGCGCTTCATTAGGCTTCCGTCGCCCTTGGTCAATTTGAGCAAGATGTCCAAGACGCTTTGCTGGGTGGCGCGGTAGCCTTGATCTTTCAGATCCTGAACGAGGTGTTCAAGCGTCGACTTGCCCAGAGGTGTTAGATTCGGGCCAGACGCGACGTAGACTTGATCCAGCTTGGGCTTCGGCATGGGGCGGAAGCATATCACAATTTCCGAGAAACCGGAATCCAGGGGAACCGGAAAATTCAGAAAGCGCAGAATCGGAAAACCGATATTGCCATTTCCGGAGAATCGTGATACCCTTGCAGGTGTCCCCTTCTCGTGTGCGCCGAACCACGGAATCCGGCCTTGCGGCCCAACCGACTAGGAGCGCCGCGGTCTTGGTTGAAACCGCCCGACGTGGTCCGCTGTAGGGGATTGCGAGCGCGGTCGACGTGCTCGCCTAACTGGCGGCCTAGTCTTACGTTTCCTTTTTCATCCAATTGGGAATCACTCAACACCAGAACGATGGTAGCAACAAGATGGCATCCGCAAACGACGTAGCAGCGTACTTGCTCGCGAGAGCCGGCGGGGCATTGGAGCAGATGAAGCTCCAAAAACTGCTCTACTACTGTCAAGTTTGGCACCAGGCGAATTACCGTCGTCCGCTATTCCCCGATCGAATCGAGGCGTGGGCCAATGGACCCGTCTTGCCCGAGTTCTGGGAGCAGCATCGCAATGAATTCATCGTTCGTAAGGTTGCTAGCAGCGTGGCGCTGACAGCTTTTGATCAGGCTCTCGTTGACGCCGTTTTGATGAGATACGACCAATACACTGGTGTGCAGCTAAGTCAACTTACACACAAAGAGACACCTTGGATCGAAGCGCGTGGAAATCTTCCGCCGGCGGCTCCGTGTAATACCGCGATTAACATCGAGCGAGCTGGCGAGTACTATCGCGCGAGAACTGCTAGCCCGAGCTAGTGCGGCCGGGGACTTGGCGTCGCCAGAACCCTAACGCAGTCGCGGATCTGTTCATCAATTTCGTTTTGTTTTAACGATCTTGTAGCCTTGTGAGCCGCTGCCGCCACGCAGCGGATGGCTGCTTCCCTGCGGTTTGTCGTGTCTTCTGCACTGGAAAAGTACTCTTTGTCTTGGTCTATCTCGACCTTCACCCTGTAGCCCATTGTCACGAACACGAGCAATACGACGCCGATAGATATGAATAGGAACCTTTTCGGCGGGATCAAATCGGCGAGCTTCCATTTGCTCGTTCTATTCATGGTAAGTCAACTCGCTGATCCATAGGCGGAATCGGCGGGGGCTTAGTATTCTCAGCTTTGGCTTCGGTCTCGATGCCAAATCGCGGCTCTCGCGCGTTTAACTCAATGTCACTCGCAAATGCATTTCCCGTACGGTTGATAGCCTGACCCTTCCAGGCGAATTGGACTCTTGCCAGCGCGGTAGAAATCCACAGCCGCAGGAGCACATTCTCATTCGCGGGGATGCTGCCTATATCAATTCGTAGGGGGTGCACATCCCCATTTGGTGAGGTGCTTTCAATCTCTAAGGTGCCATTGATGAGTGCTGATCGTCCTACGCATGAGCAGTCAAACTCGATGGGCTTGTAAGCAGTCTTGGTAAACCCGTTTGGTTTCTCCATTTCAAAGCCTTGCGCGATTGTTCTGATGTAGCGGTGTTCTTCGCGGTAGACTCTGTGCTCTGGGGCAATCGCCCGACGGTCGGCCGCCCTTGGCTTCTGAGCCCTTTCCATCGGCACAAAGCATCTATTAATCGACAAGATAACTTCGCTTTCCATCGCCAGAGTCTGGCTTGCAAAACGGATGGCTCTGTAAGCCGCGAGAAAAGCGCATACGGTGATTACGCAAAGTAGGTACGTCGAGATCGCGAGCGAACAAACCGGGTCGCCATACATGCACCTAGCAAGGTGAAACCCGACCTGATTCCAGTAGACCGCGCCGGGTATGACCACGGCGAGGAACAGCGCAACAAAGGCCAGAGCCCAATGCCGCGTCTTGAGTTCGTCGCGGTCGTCGCCGCTACTCGACAATAACGCCCATTACGCTCTTGGCCTTCTCCGCTATTCGTTCATTCGGCGCTGTAAGCAACAATTCGTAGACCGACTTTGCGAGCGCTTCAGCGTCCCGTTGTTGAGTCAAGGCTCGGTCTCGAATACGAAACTTTAGCATCAGACGACCGTCGGGGGTCGTTATTTCGTCGACGTACTGCAAGCCCAATTCGAGGATGAGCTCGTCGATCTCGTCTGCCAGTGCCACCGGTGGGACCTCCACAGTTGCCATGTGTCCCCCTTTACTTCAAAACGCGCGGTCGTAAAACCGCCAGGCTCAAATAGGCTCCGCGCTTGCCGCCTTCTCGGCGATCAACCGCGAACCGGTCGGATCTGGGCGCCCTTATACTCGGACGAGGCGAACGAGATACCGCCTCCGATCGAAACAACGCAGGTTGTGCCCTCTTTAACGGCCTTGGTCAAGCCTGCCACCGCGGCCTGAGCGTCAGCCTCGCTCGAATATCTCTCGGCCAGCGGGTCCTTCGTGTCTTTCAGAAAGACCATTAACAGATGGGCGCCATCAGACATATAGTCTTCTTTGGCTACGTGCCGCAGCACGCCTGCGAATTCGGAACGGCTCCAGATAGCTCTTTTAGTCCCCACGTCGCCCTAGCGCAAGCTGCTAAGCTGGAGACCATTAGGCGCAGATCACGGGCTGCTTCGTCGGCTCAATTGGCCGTGGTATGCTTCGACGAAAGAGGAGGGTCAATCCACAGCCATGACGATGGAACATTGTCTAAACAAGAACTGCTCCTGGAATACCGGACGCGCCGTCGCAGACGGCGCTGACTCAAAGCACTATTGCCCCGATTGCCGGAAGCTCGCGGACCAGTTGTTGGAGAATCACGATGGCACGTAAGAAGCCGATTCGGAAAGTCGCCGGCAAGGGAGTGATAATCGGAAATGACGGGGCGTCACAGATTGTGCCACTTGCTTTCGATTTGACCGGAGCGTATCGAAAGTCTGAAGACCACGAGGGTGAACTCTAGCGTGGACTTTATTCATCGTCGTGAACACCTGAGTGATGGCGATGTAGTGGTCGTTCAATGCTCGCATCAGTGCAACATCCGCCTGATGACGGACTCTGATTTCAGATCCTATCGAAACCGCGAAGCGCATCACTACTACGGCGGTCGCTTTAAGCGATTTCCAGCTCGCATCGAAGTGCCTTCGACCGGATACTGGAACGTCACGATCGATCTAGGTGGCGGAGTCGCGAATATTAGGTATTCGATCAAGTTTCTGCGCGTGCGCTGATTGCGACTCCGTCAGATGCGCGCTTGACGAGGAAGCGTATGCGGTCTTCGGCCTCCAGAGGTGGAGATGGCGCTTCTCGCCCGGGAATAGACGAAGACCCGACAAGCGGGCACCAGAAGCGGCCGGGCGGCTAGGATTCGCGGTTCTTTCCGTCAGCCCAGTCACGAAAGCGTGACTTGACTAGCTGCTCCACTTCGGCAGAAGCCGTTGCAACGTTCATTCGGGTTAGGCGCCCGCCGTTTTCTCTTGTGCGATCGCATCGAAGGCGTCGCCGAGGAGATCCGTTGCCTTGCGCTTTGCCTCTGCGAGAACGTGCGCGTAAACGCCGAGCGTCGTCGCCGGCGTCGAGTGCCCGAGGACGCCCGCCGTCGTCGCAACGTCAACACCCGCGAGCAGCATCGTCGTCGCAGCCGTATGCCGGAGGTCATGCAATCGCGTCGAGGAGAGCTTCGCCTTTTCTGCGATCCGCGCGTAGGCGCTCGTCGCTGCCATTGGCGACATGCAGCCTCCGAGCTCATCGGCGAAGACGAATCCGGCGTCTTGGTAGAGAGCACCGGCGCGGAGCTTGTCTGCCGCCTGCGTTGCGCGTTGACGGGCTAAGGCTTCGAGAGCCGGGCGTGATAGCGGAATCGTGCGCGTACGGTCGGTCTTCGTGCCTTTCACCGAAACGCCGTCCTTCGTCTGCGATAGCGACGATGCGATCGTGACGGTAGCGCTCTCGGTGTCGATATTCGACCAACGTAGTGCAAGCAGTTCGCCGCGACGAGCGCCAAGCGTGAGTGCCAACGTGACGAATGCTGCCCAACCGCCACTCATTGCGAGTTCACTGCGACCCACCGAGAAACTGGCAAGACATATTCTGTTGAGGCGAAGAGTCGGCATCGTGCCGGATTTCTCGGCTACCCTGGTGACCGGAGGCCGCTGAACGAAATTGAAGCCGACCTTTCGGGGTTGTTCGTCCCCGCCCCCCGGAAGGAGGCGAAATACGAGCGGATTGTCTTCATCGACGTTAACATGCCGCCTAGCGAATTGCCGACACCTCAGACGGAGTGGTTCAGAAAGGTCGCGTCGCAGGTTATTCGGTGGGAGGAAAATTCACAACTCAAGGACTTGCCGCCGGCGATCGTGTTCCTAACGAATTTTCCATATCACTTTGTAGAGAAATCTGAGCCGCTCCGCGGCCAGACAGCGCTATTCTCCGGATTCAAAATGCCTGAATTCAATATCACTAAGAGTGACCCAGCGCTTGTGCCGAGCAAGTTTCCGGCAATTTTCGCACTCCATGATTCGGTGTTACGGCACACGCAAGTTCCGCACGATCTCGGTTAGGGGTCCCAATGCGAATGGAAAGTATCGCGCCTCAGTACCGCCTTTCGGTCGAGCGGGTAGGTGCCGCGGGACAGCCCTAGGGAAAGGAGCGGGACCGAACGCCCCGCGTGTATGGCGTATCTTGCGGGAGCCTGCAATTAACAACTCCGACCCTAAGCGATCCTCCGCGCCGCGGCGGATGAACCCGACCGAGATCGAGTTCGCCCTCAGGGACCTCGTATCGAAGCCCTACGACGCCGAGGCGTTCCCATATGACTTGATCGCGATCTTCAACGCCTCGAAGATGACCGTCAGTCGCCTCAAGAGCGGAACGACGAACAAGGCGACGCGCCATGGCGATGTCCTCTGGCAGAAGAATCTCTTTTTCCGGCCGGCTCAACCGGGCGAAGACGTCGGGGCCGTTGGCGACGGCCTCTTGGCCGACCCGCTGACCACAAAGCACAAACCGCGGTTTATCCTGGTTACGAACGGCCAACAGGTTCACGTACGTGACCTCAAGTTTGAGGAGACCGTCAACGTCGAGTTCGAACGCCTCGACGAGCAGTCGTATTTTCTATTGCCGCTTGCCGGCTATGAACGTCGCGCCATCGTCGAGGAGCACCCGGCCGACATCAAGGCCGCAAAAAAACTCAAGAAACTCTACGACGCGATCCTTGCAGCGAATCCGACGTGGAACAGCGGCCACCATTCGCACGAACTCAATCTTCTTATGACGCGGCTGCTCTTCTGCTTCTATGCGGAAGACACAGGCATCTTCGACATGCCCCAGATCTTCACGAATACCGTCACGCTACACACCTCAGAGGGCGGCAGTGATGTTGCCCCATTGCTAGACCGGCTGTTCCGCCTCATGAATATCGAAGAGACGGCGCGCTCCAAGGGCACGTCGGCCGTGGACGCCAGGTTCCCTTACGTCAACGGCAGCCTCTTCGAAGACACTTTGGAGATTCCACAGTTCAGTCGCACCGCTCGGCGGCAACTTCTCGAATGCGGCGACCTCGATTGGACCGCTATCAACCCGGACATCTTCGGGTCGATGATTCAAACCATCGCGCAAGATGGCACTCGTAGCGATCTGGGCATGCACTACACGAGCGTCCCGAACATTATGAAGGTTCTTCAGCCGCTGTTCCTTGACGACCTCAATGAGGCGTATGACAAGGCTAAGGACAGCGTCGCAAAGCTTAAAGCGTTGCTCGGACGACTCTCCATGATTCGAGTCTTCGACCCAGCATGCGGCTCGGGCAACTTCCTCATTATTTCGTACAAAGAACTGCGAAAACTCGAAATACAGGTACTTGGCCGACTCGCCGAGATCGCGCCGGACACGCCGCTATGTCTTTCCGGCATCTCCCTGCACAACTTTTTCGGAATCGATATCGTCGACTTTGCATGCGAAACAGCAAAGCTATCGCTTTGGATTGCGGAACACCAGATGAATGCGCTGTTCAAAGACATCTTTGGAACCGCAAGGCGCGCGCTTCCACTTGGCAAGATCTCAACGATCAAGAACGGCAATGCTCTTCGTCTTGATTGGCTGGAAGTGTGCCCTCCGGATGATGAGGGTGAGACCTTCATTTGTGGCAATCCACCCTTTCAGGGAAGCATCTATCATTCCGCGGACCAACAGAACGAATTGGTCGCGGTATACCGCCAGATCGGAATCGAGACGCGGGAATTGGACTACGTTGCCGGTTGGTTCGTAAAAGGGGCGACGTATCTCAGTCTTATTGACCGAGCCGCACTTGCGCTCGTAAGTACAAACTCGTTGTTCCAGGGCCGCCAAACCGCCTTACTTTGGCCTGCGATCTTCGCAAAGGACATTGAATTTTTCTTTGCATATGCGACTTTTAAGTGGCGAAATAATGCCGCACTCAACGCAGGTGTTGCTTGTAATATTGTGGGACTCCGTCGAAAAATGTCAGGCCCCAAGCGCATCTTTGGCGTTGACACCGTACGCGCTGTCTCAAACATTAATGCGTATCTCGCCGCATCGCGGGCAATCGGCATTTCGGAGGCCCCGGCGCCAGTAAGCCATCTTCCCCGACTGAAGTCCGGCAATCAGCCATGCGACGCCGGCCACTTCGTTCTTAACGGCCAGGAAAGAGCGTCTCTCCTCTCGCGTTTTCCTGAAGCAAAGCCGCTAATCATGAAATATCGCGGTACAAGAGAGTTCCTTTACAACCTCGATAAGTCGTGCATTTGGATCACCGACGAGTTGCTGCCGCTTGCACTTTCGATACCTCCAATTCGAGAGCGCATCGACGCAGTACGTGCAGATAGACTTAAGCGTGGCAAGGCTACAAAGCAATCCGCGAAATACCCTCATAGATTTCGGTACATTACGTACCGCGGCGGGGACACTTTGCTAATCCCTAAAGTCACTTCGGAGCAACGAGACTATTTCACAATCGGGTATTACAGTAAAGACACAATTGTGAATGACCTGGCATTCACGATTTATGATCCGCCGATGTTCTTGCTTGCAGTTTTATCTTCGCGCCTTCATATGATTTGGGCCGAAACGGTCAGTGGGCGACTCGAAAACCGGTTGCGCTACTCAAGCACGTTGGTATACAATACATTCCCGATCCCCGAACTGTCGGATGAGCAGAAACGCGCACTCGCTGATCGTTCAGGAGAAATCATAAAAGCCAGAGCACGGCACGTTGGACGAACAATTGCTTCGCTCTACGACCCGAAGATGATGCCAGGGGACCTTCACGCCGCCCACGACGCGAATGACCAATACGTAGAACAAGTCGTTTATGGCCGCCAGTTCAAGGACGATACGCATCGCTTAGAGCACTTGTTCGCGATGTATGACAGGATGAGCAAGAACAAACAACCGATGGGACCACTCTTGGATGAATTACCGACCGACAAATAACGCTGATGCCTGATCTCATTACCCACGTCTGTGGAACTCACACGGCCGTCATCAACACGATGGGAATGCGCGAGATGCAGTCGCGTGCCTTTGACGCTCGCAACGCGCAATTTCTGCTCATCAAGGCTCCGCCTGCCTCCGGCAAGTCACGCGCGCTCATGTATATCGGTCTGGACAAACTCGCGCATCAGGGCATCAAGAAGGTCATCGTCGCGGTCCCCGAGCGTTCCATTGGCAACTCGTTCAAGACCACGCCGCTCAAGCCGAGCGGATTCTTCGCGGATTGGCTGGTCACACCGAAATACAACCTGACAACCTCCGGCGGTGGACAGAAGACAGCGGCCGTCGCCGAGTTCCTCGCGTCCGACGAGTCGGTGCTCGTCTGCACGCACGCGACCCTTCGCTTTGCATATGAAAAACTCGGGGCCGAGGCGTTCGAGGACTGCGTCGTTGCCATTGACGAGTTTCATCATACGTCCGCCGACGCGGAATCCAAACTTGGGGAACTGGTTCGCGGCCTCATCGGCAACGGCAAGACGCACATCGTCGCTATGACCGGCTCCTATTTTCGCGGAGACACGTTGCCGGTGCTGCGACCTGAGGACGAGAACCGCTTTACGCGCGTTACCTACACCTACTACGAGCAACTCGCTTCGTATCAGTATCTCAAGAAACTCGGAATCGGCTACCATTTTTACTCCGAGTCGTACATCACGGCCATTGAAGAAGTCCTCGATCTCTCCAAGAAAACCATCATTCACATTCCGAGCGTCAACTCCGTCGAATCTCCGAAGGGCAAGAACGAACAAGTAGACGACCTGCTGGAGTTCATCGCGGACGGCGACACGAGCCGCGTCAACCGCGACACCGCCACGGGCTTTTACCACGTCACACGTCCGGATGGCACCGTTCTGAAAGTCGCGGATCTCGTTGATGATAGCCCCTACCGCGAAACAGTGCTCGCGAGTCTGCGGAGCGTCGAGAAGCGCGACGACCTCGACATGATCATCGCGCTCGGCATGGCGAAGGAAGGCTTCGACTGGATTTGGTGCGAGCACGTGCTCACGGTCGGATACCGCAACTCGATGACCGAGGTCATCCAAATCATCGGGCGTGCGACTCGGGACGCGGAAGGTAAGGCGCACGCGCAGTTCACGAACCTGGTTGCCTTTCCCACCGAAGACCAGGCAGTCGTGGCCGAGGCGGTCAACAACATGCTCAAGGCGATCTCTGTGTCACTCATCATGGAGCAAGTGCTGGCGCCCAATTTCAACTTTACAACAAAGGTGCCGGGCGCGCCGATCGAAGAGCCGAAGCCGGGTGTGCCGATCCAGGTCAAGGGCTATCAGCCACCATCCACCGACCGTGTACGCCAGATCGTCGAGGAACAACTTGACGAACTCAAGGTTGACCTCTTTCAGGACCCTCTCATGAAGCTCGTGCAGGTCCATCCCGACGTGTATACGCCGGCCGAAATCAATACCACACTCATCCCGATGGTGATTGCCAAGCGCTTCCCGGACCTCACTGAATCGCAAGTCAACGAAGTTCGGCACGCCGTCCTGCTCGACCTCAACTTCAAGAACGCCGTTTCTCCTCTTCCCGGCGACCCAAATCCATGGACGGGCGGCGAACTCGAAGTCAAACGCGAGGGCGAAAACGTTCTCATCAAACTCGCAAAGAGATTTGTTAACCTGGACGATCTCTCGATAGACCTCATTGACAGCATCAACCCCTTCGAACACGCTTACGAGATTCTCTCGAAACACCTCGATGAGCGCGTCTTGCGCACAATTCATGGTAACGTCGTCGCCGCACGGCTACCCATGAGCGACGAAGAAGCCGCGATGCTCTGGCCAAGCGTCAAAGCATTTGCAAAGAGTCACGAACGGGAACCGAACCTCAATGCGCAAGATCCGCGTGAACAACGACTTGCGCATGCGCTCTCAATCATCCGCGCGGCTAAGCGGAAAACTGAACGGGCAAACGCACTTTGAGAGAGCGCTTCGCTTCCTTCGCCGACATTCTTGCAGAAGACGATACACTCGGTCTCCTTGCATCGAAGCCTGATGGGCCATCACGTTCCAGCGAAGAAGACATATTTATTGGGCAGTTCGAGGCCATCAACGCATTCATCGATGAGCACGGAGTCGAGCCCGGCAGCACGGAGAACGGGCGCAATCCGAGCCTCAGCGAGTATACGCTCGAAGGTAATTTGGAGGCGTTCCGCGGCGACGATAATCACCGCGGATTGCTCGCGGCGTACGACCGGCACGTCTTGCTCGGGTCGGCCGCGTCCTCCGCGACGATCCCAACGAGCATAGACGAAATCCTCGCATCCGAGGATCCGTTGCTTTCCGGGCCCGCTGACGTCATCTTTGACCTCAAGCACGTCGCCGATCCGGCGGTTGTGAAGGTCAATACGCCGGACGAAATCGCGAAGCGCCGACCTTGCCCGGATTTCGAGCGCTTTGGACCCATCTTTGCGGAGATCAAGGAAGACCTCAAATCGGGCCGACGCTACACGAAGCGCTTCGAGAGCGCGGAGAGCATCGTTCCCGGGGCGGTGTTCATCCTCAACGGGATCATCTCGTACGTCGCGTCCGTAGACGAGCGACAACGTCGCGGCAAGGACTACAACGGACGCATCCGGGTCATCTTCGACAACGGCACGGAAGCCAATTACTTGTGGCGCTCGTTCGCGCGCGCGTTCTACGAAGACGAAAACGGCCTGCAGATCCTCGAATCGACACCAACCGTGAGAGGGCCGCTCTTCGGCGGCGCCGGACATATTTCAGGACCCCTGTTTACAGGTGAGCCGGACAAAGACGAGTTTGGCGAGGTGAAGGGCACCGTCTACATCGTTGAAAGCCTCTCAGAAGACCCGAATATTATCGCGCTCAAGGGGAGACTCTACAAGATTGGCTTCACCACGCAGCCCCTCGAAAAACGGCTCGCTGATGTCGAAAAAGACCCGACCTTCCTCTGCGCCAAGGTTCAGGTTCGGGCCACCTACGAAACGAACTTCAGTCCCCGCAAACTTGAGAAGTTGCTGCACCAGTTCTTCGCGCACGCCAATCTCCAACTCGAGGTCGTGCTCGGCAGGCCAGTCGTGCCGAAGGAATGGTTCGTCGTTCCGCTCGATCTCGTCGAAGAGGGCGTGAGGCGCATCCTCGACCGCAGCATCATCAACTATCGGTACGATGCAGTAAGTCGAAAGATTCTCCCTCGATGAAGGCTACGAAGGAACCGAAAAGCGCGAAGTCCTGTCTACGGTAGACCGCGAGTTCGCGCGCGATGCTGTCGGGAGCGGTCCACCGCCCTCTCCCGACAAGCATGAAAGCGGCGTCACCGTGCAAGAAGCGTCCCAAACTTCCATGGTAATGGCGGGCGCGCGAAGGGACGGCCTCATTGAAGGGTAGCTCGTGTACTTAACCCCCGCTCGTCATTTATAACAAGGCTTGAACGTTCGATGAAGCTGTGTTACGATGGGCACGTGGAGATCGTTTCGTATGTTCGGGTGTCGACGCACCGGCAGGGCGCCAGCGGGCTCGGTCTCGACGCGCAGCGCGCCGCGATCGAGGCATACTGCCGGCAACACGGTGCCACCGTGGCTAAGGAGTACCGCGAGGTCGAGTCCGGCAAGAACAACGACCGGAAGGCGCTCCGGCACGCCATTGCCCACGCTAAGCGCGTGGGCGCCAAGCTCGTGATCGGGAAGCTCGACCGGCTGGCCCGGAACGTGCACTTCATCAGCGGCTTAATGGAATCGAACATCGACTTCGTCGCCTGCGACCTCCCTGAGGCGAACCGGCTGCTGCTGCACATCATGGCGGCCGTCGCCGAGAACGAGGCCAAAGCGATCTCGGACCGCACGATCGCTGCCCTCCAGCAGGCGAAGGCGCGCGGGATAGCGCTGGGTGCGACGAACCCAAAAAGCCGCAACCTGACTGACGAGTCGCGCGCAGCTGGTGCGAGATCCACGCAGGCGAAGGCCATCAAGGCGTATGCCGCAGTGCGGCCGACGATCATGCGGATGCGTGCGGCTGGCTCTTCGCTCGCTGAGATCGCCGCGGCGCTGAATGACGAAGGCCACACGACACGCACCGGGAAGCCCTGGAACGCGATGCAGGTCAGCCGTGTGCTGGAAACCGCGCAACGCGAGACCGCAGCGTTCGACCGAGTCATGACACCGCCTGTAGACGGCGTGGCCCGCGCAGCGGATCTGACCGAGTGGGCCACCGCCAACGACGCGCACGATGACGCGATGAATCCGGACGATGGTTAGCCGCGCGACCCCACCTTGGCGGAGCGCTCGCGGGGATCGCGTCGCCGCGTCCGGGGCGTGCTACCGCCTCCGCGGTCTCGTCGTACTTTGCAGAGCCCGGGTCCTATTTTGCTCTTAGTGAGCAATTGGAGCGAATCGTCACTCGTTCGACCTGCTCAAGAGCGTACCGCGGGCCTGAGCGCGAATTCTTGTCGTATGAGCGATTCGGACGACCCCCTGGAAGCTGCACGAAAAGCCAAAGAGGCGGCTGAGGCAAAGAAACGTGCTGAGGCTGCCCAAGAAGCCGCCGAGATAAACGGAATGCTTCAGAAATGGGGAGACGATCTCGCTGCGGCCTTAGACGCGGCGGCGGCTACGATCCCGTCACTGGAGGGATCATCTAATCACAAGGTCGCGATCGAAGCCAACGAAGCCGCACTGTCTTACCGTCGTCGCGGAACTTCTTTCGAACTGCGGGCCAAAGCACGAGCGATCTGCCAGTCGACATCGACGTCATTGGTCAAGGGCCAGCTAATAATCAGCGGTGACGAGCCGGGTGAGCAAATGAACACCTGGCTCCTCGAAGCGACTCTCCAGCCCAATGATCGCGGCCCGGAGATGGGTTACTATTCGTACGGTCTTCAGCCGTTAGGGGGCAGTGTTAGCGTCGACCCGGTAGGCTTCGCGATGTTCCTGAAAACACTGGCAGGCTAGCGAACGTAACCCAAACGCTCGGGGAATGGGCTACCGCGTCCTGCGCGCTTCGACAAACAGCAACGCCGGGGCGACCGAACCTAGGCTCCCGGACGATCCGGCGTTGCCTCCGTCCTCGAGTGGCAATGGTCGAGTCGCCTGCTGCAAAGCGCGTATTGATGTGAATGAGTAATCGGCAATGAACTGGGACGAGAAAGCCAAAAACGATCCTCTAACTGGCATCGAGCAGTTTGAGGCAGCGTTTCGCGCTCGGCGCAATCTTCTGCAGACCTTATTCTACTCGACGCGAAACAGCTGTAGCGACGCATGGGCATTCCATCTGCGTGCTGAGAAGAGCAACGCCCCAGGGGGGTCGGCTATATCCGGACTGCTGACAAGCATCGTATATTCATTTGATAAGACCGTGGCCGAGCAGACTGCTCAGGACGCGGCTTGGGCGCTTATGCTAATCGTCGATTATGCCCTCCAGCGACTTGGGGATAGCATAAGGCCAGTAGACACTCGCGATCTTGGGCCCAAACTCTCAACAGGCGTACGGCTTAGCGAGGTGATTTGGGCACTTGCAAACCAGGCGCGCCATCTTCACGAGTGGATGCAAAACCCCCACGGAAAGGCTTGAAGAAAATCCTTCGGTAACGATCATCCGATCCTTACAGCACGACCCGCTAAATCCTAACGTGGCCCGCGAAGTCATTGCCGCATTACCGTATGAAGCCTACGTTGATTTTGAAGATGCCGTTTTCGCTATCGCCGCCGACGCACGAAACGCTTGACAGATCTTCGCCAAGAATGAGCAGTCGCGCGTTGGTCAGTCCATGCGATGAGTGGGGTTACACGTAATGAGTACGATACCGACAGGCCCAGATGCAGCTGACGTCGTCACCCTTGGAAATGCGGTTCTGAGCAAATTCTACGAACTTTCAATCACCAAAATGAATCGGCTGGCCGGTCGTGCAGGCCTGGACGTATCGCAGATTCCGTTCGCAAGTGAAAGTAGAGCGAAGATCCAGCCCGCGATATCAGCGATTTTTGCTGGCATGTCAGACGAGAGACGATTAGCAGTGCTCACTTTGATCGCCGACGGGCTCATGGATGAGCACAGAAACAATGAGGCGGAGACAGCCGACTTAGCCAACCTCCTTCGTAGGCACGGTTTTCAGTACATCAACGGGTCCTTCATCCGTGTGGCCGCGTTTGACGAACGGGAGCGCCCATTTCTTCCGAACATGGCCTTCGACGAGATAACCGATGCTTTTTCGCGCCTTGCTGCAGGTGACGACAGTGGCGCAGTAACTAAGGCGTGCGGCGCCGTGGACTCCACTATGCAGTCTGCGTATGCGAAGCTCGGCCTGGGCCAGCCGCCCGCTTCGTTCCAGACAAAGGTCAATACCGTATTTGATCGCCTCGACGTGTACGCAAAGCTCAGGGACAGCCTAGTGGCTCTAAACGTTCCTCCTGTTGACGCTCAGAAAGTCGCAGACGAGGCACACGAGACGATTAAGCACGCTGCAGAACTCCTTCAGGTGGTCCGGCGTGTCCAAGGTGACGTACATGGCACGAAGCTAGCAGATAGCAGTCTCGCTTACGATGCCATCAAGCTTTGTTCAGTCGTGTGCGGGCTGCTGCGCCCGTATCTCTAGCCTTTATTATTCCTACTAGATAATAGAGCAGCATCGGCGGTCGTACGCCGACGCTGGCCTTTCCTCAGTTTGCCCGTTAACAATTTAGCGTAAAATCGAAGTATTTTCGCTAAGATTAGATGCCCCGGCGCGTTCCCTCGTTCGTTCCGCGCGCCATCGCAATTCCATAGCAGAAACAATCCAGGAGGTCATCGCTAGCCCCGTCCTGCGAACCGATCCGGAAGCTGGTTATTTGTGCTATCAGGTGGTTCGCCGATCGTCCTTTATGGACTTTCCTTTTATGAAACGCCATGTCCGTGATTTTGACATCACCGCGGAAGACGTAGGGACTCGCCGCGATGGCACGCTCGTTTTTCCCCATCGACGTCAGTTTGCTCTCGATCGGATGCGCAGGCCACCCGCTGTTTCTTGCCTGCTGCAGAAGCACCGTCCCGGAGGCCTTATCTTCGATCATAACGCCACTCGATCCCATTCGCGCTCCGCATTCCCGGCTCAGTTCTTCGAGCCGGGCGAAGACGGACGGCAACCACCCTTCCAGCGCCGCTCCCTCGATTTGAAGAATATCCCAATCCAAGATGTGAAGGCACGGATTGGCGAGCGAATTGTATGCCCAAAAAACTGCGCCGGTCGCGTCGTGCTCAAGCCCGGACTTGATCGCCGTATCCATGGTCGCGAACACCGTGTCGCACCGCACCGGCATGGGCACCGGAGCCCCGTCGACGAGCAGCGCGTCCATCGTGAAGAAAGCAACTCCCGCCCAATCGACGAACTCGGCGAGATACTCCTGACGGTAGACCTCAGGCGAATTGTCGCGTTCCAGCCGCGCGAGCTCGTCCTGCGGGAGATACGGATTGGCCGCAGTGGGAGCGTGGAATTCAACGAACCCATGCGCGGGATCAGTGCAGATGTTGTAAAACCAGTTCCCCTCATCTTTGCCGGCGGGGGTCGAGAGCGCCCAGCCGACACCTCGATAATCGAGCAGCGTGGGTTTGATCGATTTGTCCCAGATGTCTTGCATGTCCGGACTCGCGAAAGCCGCCTCATCGATCATGACGCCGTGGTATTTGCGGGAGCGCCCCGCGCGCGGGTTGTTCAGCGTCCAGAAGTCAACGCGCCCGCCACCTAAACACCGAATCACGCAATCGATCTTAGAGGCCGAGAGTGTGATTGGTGCAAGTATCTCGAAAATGTCGCGGTAGGTTTCGGACGTGATCTTGTAATCCGGCGCGAAGAGACCCCAGTTTTGCCCCCGCGCTACACCATCGCAAATAATCGTCGAGGCCAGCATCGTCTTACCCCACCGCCGACCGCAACGGATTGCCATATATCGCCCCGGGACGTTCCAGGCATCGATCTGGCCGGCATGAAGCGTTGGTAGCATCACTGTGAGCGTGGCGGCAATCCTCCCTCGATAACGATTTTGACCGCGCCGGACTGCTCGGTCTCGAGCCGCTGCCGACCGAACTCCTTAGACCAGCGGTGCTCGAGCATCCACGCTGCAGCCCTCCAGTCGTTCAGCGCCGACTTCGAGATCAGCGTTACCAGTTTGACCTTGGACATCTCGCGCGCGTGTTCGACCCGCGCCGCGAATTCCGGGTCGGCCTTCCGCCGGCGCCCGAGGGTGTCGTCCGAGATCCCGGCGTAGGCGCACGCCTCCCGAAACGACATCGCCGCGTCGCGGATCCCGCCGAGGATCTTGGCTTCGACCTCGGGCGTAAGCACGGTCGGGCCGCCCTTCGGATTCGGGACGCGCTTCGCGCGCGCGCGTTGGCCGTCCGCATGAGCCGCAGGATTAACCCCGTGTTCGCCCCCCGGGGGGGCGCTGGGGGAAGCGGGCGCCGCTGGAGCCTTCTCCCGCGCCGTGCGGCCGTGTCGCGCCTTTGTGGACATCGTCAGCAGCCCGCCTCTGGCCGCCGGGCCTCGAGTCCGGTGTGCGCTTCCCACCGTGCCACAATAACGTCACAGTAGAGCGGATCGAGTTCGATCGCCCGGCAGACGCGACCGAGCCGCTCGCAGGCAATCACCGTTGACCCGGAGCCGGAGAACGGGTCCAGCACGATTCCGCCGTCGCGCGAGCCGTCGCGCAGGAGCTGCTCAAGCAGCGCGACCGGCTTCATCGTCGGGTGCAGATCGTTCTTTGTCGGGACATCGTACTCAAGCACGTTTGTGCGCGCGTGACTGCCGTAGAAGCGATGGCGTTCGGGCCATCCGAAGATCGCTACGCCGGCGACCTCCTTGGCTTCGACCGGGGGTTCGCCGAACGTGATCGGCTCGTAGACTTGGTTGTAGTCCTTACGCGAGAGCACCGGACGGTTCTTGACCCACAAAAGCATATCGTGCCACTTCCAACCGAGAGCGTCGATTGCGATCCGGAGGTTGTGCATCTCCTGGCTCGACATGAAGATGTAGAACGCCGCGTAGGGCGCCCATGGGATGATCGAGAGCCACGAGCGGAACCAAATCGCATAGTCGGTGCGGTCGTCGTTGACGATGTCGCGGTGCGCGGTTGCGCCGCCATTCCGCTGCGCTGCATCGCGCGACTTCGCGCCATAGCTCACGCCGTACGGCGGATCGGTTAGCAGCAGCTCGACTACGTCTTCGCCGAGTACCGCGGTGATCGTCGCAGCGTCGGCAGCATCGCCACACACCAGCCGATGCTGGCCAAGGCGGATGACGTCGCCGGGCTTCGTTCGCGGCGTATCGTATGGCGGAGGTGGGACTTCGTCGGGATCAGACCCGAATGAGTGCGCGATCTCGTCGGTACGCAGCGCACCAAGCCGCAAGTCCTCGAACAAGTCTGGATTTGCTGCGGCCAGTTCGTCGAGAATCGCCTGCAGCTTGTCGGTGAACTCCCCAACGATGTGGTGGCTGTTGAGCGCGATATTCAACGCGCGTTCTTCGGTGTCGTCCAGGTCGACCCAGGTGACTGGCACGACCTTAGCCTTCTTCGCTTTGATTGCTTTGAGCCGCTGGTGACCGCCGACAACGTGCATCGTGCGACGGTTCACGACGATGTCCTGAACCAAGCCGAATCGGTCGATCGACTTCTCGAGTCCCGCCATGGCGGCCGGATTGATCCTGCGCGGATTGTAGGGCGCGTTCTTCAAATCGCGGACCGGGACCATTTCGCGCGTGACCACGGGCGAAATGCAAGCGCGCTGACTATCGAAAACGTCTTCGCGCGTCCTCACGGCCCTGCCCCGTCCTTCGGCGTCGGGTAGTGCTTACTCCATGACGCCCAACAGCGTCGGCACGTCTCGCCGGGCTGCCCACAGTGGAACGCGCACACGGGTGGGGTTTGCGGCCACCGCCCCTCGCGGAGAAGCAGCGCAGCTGTGCGGACGGCATCCGCCGGCGTCGGTATGATCCCGATCGGGCGTTGTTCGCGACGGAGCAGCTCGCACACGATCGCAGGCTTGTGCTCGCGGACCGCGTCGATCGTAGGCTGGTCGAGCTTGCTTCCCGGCCGCAGGACGATCTCGTCGCCGTCGAGCGCGGCCGAGACGCCGACGCGGTCTAGGCGATCGAGGAGCGCCGCGGCGGTCATCAGACCCTCACCTCGTCGAAGATAGGCGAAGTAGATGAAGAGGATGAATTTTCAGGTTTGCGCTCGCGTGCGCGGGATGAGCTAAAACCCCGATTTTCATCCTCGTCATCTACTTGGTCATGCTTGCCATTCTCGCCGACAGGGCCATCCCCGCGGTCGTCGCGCAGACCGATTCCCCGGAAGGTCACTTGTCCGCCGCTTAGGCCGTCGGTGATCGTCCCCGCGAACTGTCGGCGCAACTCGGCGAACATGGCGCGCGAGGTTAGCGTCTCGTGTTCCCCGTTGTCCTCGGCCCATTTGCGATAGGCTGCATGGAGTTTCGGCCCTCGAACGACGGCGCCGGGCTTGCGGACGCAGACGTCGTCAAAAAACCGTTGGACGATTGACTGCTCTTCGCGATACGTGTTTGTCGCGGCCATCACAGTCTCCGGAGCGCAGAGTCCGACCCGTTGCCATTCCAAACATCCGCGCACGGCCCACGCTAAGATCCCCGGCAATTCGGCCTTGAGCTTGTCGACGATCGCCGTGTCGCGGCTCTCGCCGCTGAACTTCGCGAGGAAGGAAACGAGTTGAACGCGCCGCCAAATTCCGTGATCGGTTCCTCGAATTTCGGGTCGGTGATTCGTTGCGAGTGCGAGCTTAAATGCCGGCAAGAATTCGAAGATGTTCTGGTGCAAAAACCGCGCTGGGATTCGATCGCGACCAGTAATAATCTTTACAAATGATTCGTTTAAGCGGATGCCTTGCGTCGGCTCAGCCGACGCGACGAACCGCGCGCCGGCGAAGCGGGCGACGTCAGGGGACGCCGCGTTGCCATCCCGCCGCTTCTGCACAAACGTCGCGATGTCTGCAGTTATCGCGTACTCGCCGAGGATCAGCAGGATGACTTCGATGAATTTCGACTTCCCATTCTCTCCGTCGCCCCAAAAAATCAGGAAGACTTCCTCGCTCGTCTCTCCCGTGAGGACGTATCCGACGAATCGCCGCATGTAGGCAACGAGGTCCGCGTTCGTCTTGCCTTCTTCGTGAATGAAGACTTCGTCCAAGAACTGCAGGAAGCGCGGACACGTCCCGTTTGGGTCGTACTCGATCGGCGCCAGCTTCGAGATCAAGTCCGCGGGATTGTGTGGCCGCAGTTCTCCGGTGCGAAGATCGATCGTTCCATTCAAGACGTTAAGGAGAAACGGATTCCGGTCGAGGTCGGCGTTGTTGATCGCGAGTCGCGTCGCCGCTTGACGAAGAACTGCGCGCTGCGTTCGATCTTTCGATAGGAATATCGCCCAATCGATGGCGCGCGCGCGTTTTTCTTCGTCTTCGCTCTCGGCGGCAATCCGCAGCAATAAGCGCGCCAGCCTCTGGACGTCGGCGAGCGCCAAATCGCCAGCGCTGTCATCACGCCATCGGCGATTGTCCCAAACGGCAAACCGACCCCGCTCCCGCAAGTACTTCAAGCGCCCAACGTAAAGTTCGGCGACGAGATCGCCCAGCAAGAGCTCCGTCGGCACCTTCGCCCTGCGCAGAAACTTGATTACCATCTCAATAAGCTGCGGGGCCAGCGGTTGCTCGAACGCGACGTCGGCTTCGGGGAGCGCATCGACCCCGGTCAGCGCGACCTGAAGTTCCCGATCTGCGCCGCCGTCCATCACGCGATTCCTCTGTGGCGCGCCAGTTCGCGTAGGTCGCCCGCGGCGCGACTCGCGGCCTCGAACCATTCGTCTGGCGAGTGTTTACGGTCGGGGTCTACGGACGACTCGATCAGCACCTCGCGTAGACGGCGCTCGAACAGCGCGGGCCAAGCGGGATCGTCGTCGTGCGGCGCACCCTGCCAGGCGAACGCCGCGATCGGTGCGAGCTTGACGCCATAGATCGCAGCGACGCGCGCGCGCACCACGTTTATGTCCGCCGAGCGTAACGGCCGCGCGTACCCCAACTCGGCGAGGATCTTATCGCGAGTGCGTTTCAGTTCGCGCTCGATCGCGACGCGCACCGTTGCGCGTGGCGTCCGTCGGAAACGTTGGCGCTCGGTGGCGATCTCCGCTTGCCGCTGGCGCCAGGTGTCAGTGTTCGGGAACAGGTCTCTGAGCTCGAGCTGCAGCGCGTGCATGACCGCCTCGGCGGTGCAGCCGGCGTGACACTTCAACAGCACGGCGCCGCCGGCTCCCTCTCGAACCGCGAGTGTACCGCCGCGGCTGCCGTGCGCCGGGCACCGCGCCCGAAACGCATGATGCTGGCCGCTAACGACGTGCAGACGCGATCGCACGAGGTCGATCGGATGCGGCGCGACGGTCATCGCCCGTCGTCCACCTCGGCGCGAAGGCGGTCGGAAATGTATTTGGTGATCGCGCGCCGCGAATAGAGCCTGCGCCTCGCGATCTTGCAGGACCGGATGACGCCATCGTGCGCGAGTTGTCTAAGCAGCGTTCGACCTATGCCGCCCAGCAGCTCGCGCGCTTGGGCCTCGCCGACCAACGAATCCTGAGGGTCTTTTTCTTTGGCGTCCGCGGGAGGGCGCCGAGTGTCGAGCGATATCATGCGGCCATCTCCGGGGAGGGGACCCGACAGTCATGGCCGTATCTATGGCCTTATCGTGCCTTCCGAAGTCCCGCGGGCGCCCGCCTCGACCCTCACCGATTACGCTAACAAAGCGAAGGATCGGCGCATGCAAGCGATAGCACGGATCGCGCTCTCGCAGGGTGAGTCGGTGAGCTCGCTCGCACGCAGACTCGGCGGTGGCCGCGATGCATCTAACATCCGTCGCCACTTCGAGCTCAATAAACGCGGGCAGGGTGTGGTCGAGCTTTACGTCGAGAGGCTTGGCCGCAACGAGGTCGAGCGTAATCTCATCCGGGAGTACCTCGACATCGTCGATGGCCGCGTTGACGCACGGGCCGCGCGCGAGGCGCTCATCAACGACCTTCGCGCTCGTGAGCTAAGCCTGCGTGAGGGCGCGCTCTCGGATCTCCTGGCCGCGATCGAGGCGATCGACGACAAGACGCTACTTCCGGCGCTCCAGGCGTATCTGCGAACGAGGCGAGAGTTGAGTCTTTCCCTCGTCTTCCCGTCATCGTTCGTGACACCGCTCATGCTTTCGTTCGTCGGGCGTAAGCTCGACCTCGCATTTGCAGTATTCGCGGCCGCGATCAACGAGCACGTCGACGTCGAGGCATTCCTAGCCTCCGAACGCACGCCCGCCGAAGATTGCTTATGGCTCCTCTGGGTGCACATGCAAATGCCCGATTCGCCGTTTACAGATGACGACCGTGAAGCAATCATCGCAACTGCCGCGGGTCGCTTACTAATGGGCGACATCGACCCGATTTCGATGCTGCGTTATGTGGACCGTCTACGTAAGCACACTGCGCGGCACGCGGCAGTACTACGTCAACGGGCCGGTTTGACAATCCAAGAGCAATTTATCAAAACCAATGGAACTGAGGAGGGCTAAATGAACGACAAACGGTTACGACAAAGGGGTTTCAAGAACGGCAAGCCTGTCTGGACCGGCCGCGCTCGGTCGAAGAAGGGCGACGGGCCGACGCACCCCCGGTTCACGTACATGGGGAACAAGAAAGACGCGGAGAGGGCTTGGATCAAGTGGCTCGCGTCGATCGAGGATGGCAGCTTCGTTCCGATGGACCGCGCAACGTTCGGGCACTACCTCGATGAGTTTCTCGCTGGCGCCAAGACGACGCTGGCGCGCAAAACGTGGGAACGCTTCGAAGGAATGGCTCGCGTTCACGTCATTCCGAAACTCGGCCGCCTCCCGCTGCAGAAACTCGCGACGTCGCAACTCAACAAGGCTTACGCCGAATGGCGAGAGAGCGGCCTCGCCGGTCAGACCGTGATCCATCACCATCGCCTGATCCATCGGGTCCTTGCGCAAGCGCTGCGCGAGGGTCGCGTGCGGCAGAACGTCGCAGCGATCGCCGACAAGCCCAAAGCACCGCGGCGCGAGATGCGGTGCCTATCGTCCGCAGAGATTTGCCTTCTCATGGCTGCCGCAGCCGGGACCGATCTTGCGGCACCCGCCGCCGTCGCGCTTGCGTGCGGGGCACGTCGCGGCGAGTTGCTCGGCCTCAAGTGGATGGACGTCGATTTCGAGCGCGGAACGCTCTCGATCCGCCGATCGCTCGAACAGGTGCGCGTCGTAAAGGGACGCGACGCCGAGGGAGTGGTCGTCGCTGACACGTTCGTCGCCGAGAAGCCGCCCAAGAGCGGTAAGCCCCGCGTCATTGTGCCGCCGGCCTGCGCCGTCGAGTTGCTGAGGGAACTACGTCTCGAGCGTGCGAGGACAGAGGGGCACATTCCGACCGGCTACGTCTTCCCCGATCCCAAGGGAGGCGGCGGACCGTGGGCCCCGCACAAGATCACGGACGCCTTTCGGGAGTTAGCCCGCAAGGCCGGCCTCGTTCCGATACGCGCTCGCGCGACGACGCGCGCCGGCCGCCGGGCGAAGCCCGCCGCTCCGAAGCTCCCGAAGGAGCAGCGCACGCCGACGATCACGTTTCACACGCTACGGCACACGTGCGCCAGCCTGCTGCTCGCCCAAGGGGTTCACCCGAAGATCGTTCAGGAGATGCTCGGGCACAGCTCCGTCGCGATAACGATGGACCTCTACAGCCACGTCACTCCGTCGCTTCAGGCCGAAGCTGCCCAGCGGCTCGATGCGATCCTGCGGCCTTCGCTGGCGGCCGTCAGCGGGTTCGGCGCATAG